TTCAGACCAAGGAGGAATACATACTGCTATTGCTAACGGCGTAAGTGTTAGACGTAGATGGAGATATTATGATTTAGTTGCAGGTGCTCCAGGAACATCAAGTTATGTTTCTGATAGAGGCGGAAGCAATGATGAATTACATATTGTTGTGACAGATAATGATGGAGACATCACAGGTAAAGTTGGAGAAGTTTTAGAAGTTTATGATTCAGTATCAAAAGCTTCGGACGGAAAAACTCCACAAGGTGATGATAATTACTATCCAAATGTTGTTTATAACAAATCTGAATACATTTATTGGATGGATCATATATCAAGTGGATCAAATTGGGGTGCTGGCGGAACAGGTACTACATTTACAGCAGTGACTGAATTGCACGAAGCTAATTTATCAGCTGGCGCAAACGGTTCAACAATTACTACTGCTCAATTAAAATCTGCTTATGAATTAATGCAAGACGCTGAAACAATGGACGTTAATCTATTGATTGCTGGTAAAGGGGATGCTACTCACGTAGATAACTTAATTACTATTGCTGAAATTAGAAAAGACGCTGTTGCTTTTGCAAGTCCAGAAAGAAGTGACGTTGTTAATATTGCAAACTCAACTACTCAAACGAATAACGTTAAAGGTTTCTTTGACGCTGTTAGAAGTTCAAGTTATGTAGTTTTTGATAGTGGATACAAATATACTTATGACAAGTATAATGATGTATTCCGTTGGGTTCCATTAAACGGAGATACTGCTGGATGTGCTGCTAGAACAGACTTAACACACGACTCTTGGTTCTCACCTGCTGGTTTCAGTAGAGGAGTTATAAGAGGCGCAGTTAAACTTGCATACAATCCAAATAAAACGGAACGTGATATATTATACAGAGCTAGAGTAAATCCGGTTACAACTTTCCCTGGACAAGGCACAGTCTTGTTTGGAGATAAAACTGGACTATCTACGCCGAGTGCATTTGATAGAATTAATGTTAGACGACTATTCATTACATTAGAGAAGGCAATATCAACAGCTTCTAAATTTCAACTATTCGAATTCAATGATGAGTTCACTAGAGCACAATTTAGAAATATGATTGAACCTTTTTTAAGAGATGTCCAAGGTAGACGTGGGGTCACAGACTTTATAGTAGTATGTGATGAAACGAATAATCCTGGTGACGTTGTTGACCGAAATGAATTTAGAGCTGACATTTATGTTAAACCAAATAGGTCAATTAATTTTATAACCCTACAATTCGTAGCAACTCGAACAGGTGTTGCTTTTGAAGAAGTGGTGGGAGCGTAAGGAGATAAACAATGCCAAATATAAATGACTTTAAAAGTAAGTTAAGAGGCGGCGGCGCTCGTGCTAACCAATTCAGAGTGGTAATGCCTTTTCCGGGATTTGCATCCCTTGGTGGCGAAACGGAGAATATGAGTTTCTTATGTTCTTCTAGTAGTCTACCTGGAATGACGGTTTCGGAAACACCGATACCATTTAGAGGTCGTACTTTATATGTTGCTGGAGACAGAACATTTGAAACGTGGACAAATACAATTCTAAATGATACGGATTTTAAAATACGTAATGCCTACGAAAGATGGTTGAATGGTATTAATAATATGTCAGATAACGAAGGATTAGTTAATCCTGCTGATTATCAAGTTGACGCATTTATTGACCAATTAGACCGTAACGGTAATGTGCTTAAATCATACACTTTCAGAGGAATGTTCCCAACGTCAATAGATGATATAGCGTTGGCTTATGATACAAATAATGCAGTAGAAAGTTTTACTGCTGTTCATAGGTATCAATACTTTGAAACAAATACAACTACTTAATATAGACATAAATATTAGTAGAAGGAAATTGAGGTAAATTATGGCCGAGTTATTTGGGTTTAAGATTGAGCGAATAAAACAGCCTACATCTGATCCAAGACAAAACATAGTACCACCTTCAGCGGATGACGGAACACAAACCGTCCCCGCTGGTGGGTTTTTTGCGTCTTACGGAGGTTTTGACGCAGGTGCTAGAAACGAATTAGACCTTATTAGACGATATAGAGAAGTTGCTTTACATCCAGAATGTGATATGGCAGTTGAAGATATTGTTAATGAGGCTATAACCTCCAACGAAAATCAGCAATCTGTATCTTTAGATTTAACCAAAACAGAATATAGTAATGCTATTAAAGAAAAGATTAGATTAGCTTTTAGAGAAGTTTTATTATTATTACAATTTGATATAAAAGGCCACGACATTTTTAGACGATGGTATGTTGATGGAAGAGTTTTTTATCATAAAATCATAGACGCAGAATCTCCAAGATTAGGATTAACAGAATTAAGATACATTGACCCACGTAAAATTAAAAAAGTACGTGAGATGAAAAGAGGTGTATCAATGCCTGTTCCTGGTATGCCATTTACGGCTGCAGGAAAGTTCAATGAATTTTATATGTTTAATGAAAGAGGAATACACCCAACAGCTGCTAGTAATATGGGTGGTATTAAAATCGCACCTGATTCAATTACATATTGTCCATCAGGTTTAGTAGACCAACAAAAAAATATGGTCTTATCTTATTTACATAAGGCGATTAAACCAGTTAATCAATTACGTATGATTGAGGATGCTGTTGTTATATACAGAATAGCAAGAGCACCTGAAAGACGTATATTCTATATTGATGTAGGTAACTTACCTAAAATAAAAGCGGAACAATATTTAAGAGATATTATGTCCCGATATAGAAACAAATTAGTTTATGACGCAAGTACAGGTGAAATAAGAGATGATAGAAATTATATGTCTATGTTGGAAGACTTTTGGTTACCTCGTAGAGAAGGTGGTAGAGGAACTGAAATTACTACTTTACCAGGCGGACAAAATCTAGGAGAGATTGCAGACATAGAATATTTTAAACAAAAACTTTATCGTTCTTTAAATGTTCCAATTAGTAGATTAGAAAGTGGACAAGGTTTTAATATGGGTCGTGCAGCTGAAATTAGTAGAGATGAATTAAAATTTACTAAATTTGTAGGCAGATTGAGAAAGAAATTTACAATGTTATTCCACGATTTATTAAAAACACAATTAGTTCTAAAGGGTGTTATTTCAATAGAAGAATGGGACCTTTTGCAACAACAAATTACATATACATTTTTACAAGATGGATTCTTTGCAGAATTAAAGAATGCTGAGATAATGAGAGAAAGAGTTGCTCTTGTAAGAGAAGTAGAACCATATATTGGTAAGTATTTCTCAAATGAGTATGTGAGAACAAACTTGTTAAAACAAACGGAACTAGATATTGATAAACAAGATAAACAAATGGAAATTGAAAAAGTAGAAGAACCTGAACAAAATCAGGGAGAAGAGGATATAAATAATAACAATGAGTAATGAAAATATTAAAAAATTTGTAGATTCACTAGGAAAAGGCGATAACGATTCTGCCCAAGCAGCTATTAAAAATGCTTTAGCAGATAAAGTTGGCGCAGCTCTTGATGACAGGAAAGTTGATGTGGCTAAAACAATTGTTCAACAACCTGTTGAAGAGGTCCCGAGTGATGAAAAAGCTTAATCAGTTAAAAGAAGATTTAATAACTGAAGGAAATGATTACAAACGAACTAGGCAATATAATAAATTAACGCCTAGATTAAAACGAGCAGTTGATATGATTTTTCGTAATGCGGATGATGACGCTGACGTTATTGCAGACTTTGAACTTAATGTAAGGAAGGCTGCAGACAAATTTAATGTAAAAATTAAGGACCTTATGAAATATTTTGATAAGGAAACTTTAACAATTTTAAAAAGGTAAAAATAAAATGGCACAAACATTTATAAGCAAAGGCGCACTAGTTGCTGGAACGTTATCCGATAATGACATCGGTCAAGCACACTTTGTAAGAATAACTGCTACTGCTGGAACAAATACAATTACTGTAAAAACAACAGGCGGTGCTGCTACTTTAGGTACTTTTTATTTACACGCTGCTGGTGATACAGTTATAGTTGAAAAAGGTCCAACAGATGAGTTAACTTCAAGTGGTAATGTTCAAGCTTCTGCTGTAGGATCGCCTAGAAGTTAATTATGACTATATCGGCTACACAATTAGCTGATGATAGTTTTAAAACTATTATATCAGCGTCTGGTGTTGGTAATGAAACTAAAGGTGTTTTATTAGACGCTTCAGAATTATTAGACGCAACAGCAAGTCCAAACTTGTCTATTGCAAATATTCATTATGAAATTCTCGGTTCTGGGAATTTGACATTTTACTTTGACGCTGAAACCGATGAAGAAGCTAAGATTATATCTGGTCGTGGAAATTATGGACTAAAACCGGATGAAGGTAAAATTAAACAAGGTGACACAGGAGATACTTTAATAAATCCAACAGGAGATGTTTTAGTTTCTACTGCTTCTACCATAACAAAATATAAATTGGTAGTTGAATTACATAAAGAAAAAGGATTTAGTACAGAACAATGAATTTAGGATTAGGTGGCCAAGGGGAGATTTTTAAACCAAATGAGAATATTTAGAACATTAGGTAGCGTTGCTCTTATTATAACTTTCATTACTGGTATCTGGTTTATTGATGACAGATATGTTGATGCCAAAGAAGTACAAAGCATAAAAGAACAAATTTACTTACGAATAGATACAAACGAGTATCGTGAACTTACAAAACAATATTATGAACTTAAAAAACTTGTAAGAGAAAATCCTGATAGTGAAGAATTAAAAGAACAGTTAAAAGAAGTTGAAAAGGAAAGAGCAGAACTTAAAAAGAAAATAGACTCTAAATTAGATTAATGAAAATATCAGATAATACAGCAATTTCTATGCCTATGCGTAATCTACTGTCCATTGTGGCAGCAGTTGGTTTAGGTGTTTGGTCTTATTTTGGAGTTGTAGAACGATTAAATAATTTAGAAACTAAAGGCACACTTTTAGAAA